TTCTGCTATCTCACCTGCAATTGCGCCATACGCTGCTAGATCAACATAACTATCAGATTTACGACTATGCATGAGACGCGCTACTTTAACTAGAGCCATACAAATTGCTACATCATGAGCTGATATTTTTTTATTTAAAAAAGCAGACCATAAGTTAGCGATGTTTTGATGATTGGTAACCCGATCTCCGTAATCCGTGTTTCGTGCTCCGCCGATCAATTCAATGGCTTTGTTAAGTATTTTTTTATAAATCATCATGCATCCTTTCATCACCGTACATTCGGTAACCTTGTTGTTTTTGAGCCTCAACAATATACAAATTGTTTTTAGCTCTGGTGACAGCAACATAAAAAACACGGTGCTCATCATCAGGATTTTTTAAATAAGATCTATAAACAATCTTTCCTAAATCTAATAACACAATGACATTTTCACATTCTCCGCCTTTAGCTTGATGAATTGTAGAAACACGAATTCGTGGTTCTGTTGTTATGTCTTCACCTATTTTCTCAAGCCGCCGTAAATAAGTAATTTCAAAAGGTGTTAATGAACTGAGTACGTCCCACCACTCTCCATCGACAAGTAAACCATGATGATCTTTTAGTTGCTGTAATGTAAATAATTGTTTATCATTCTCCACTTTCATTGTTTTGTGACCATGCTTAATTCCAACTTTAGTTTTTATTTTATTATATAAAGTTTTAACCTCCGTTAAGGTAACCGTGTTACCAGACTTTAATTTTTTCCATACATCGATAGCCCCTAAAACAGTCGTAGACACTGGTCTATGTTCACCTCGGCCATACCAATAACCTTGTTCTAAAAGTATTTCTTCTATCATTTCATTTCTAATTTTTTTTGTTCTGCCAAGGATTAACCAATTACCTGAAGATAAATCAATATGGCGTAAATGTGGTATACGATATATTTTACCTTCATCTTCTTTTGGTTGCCAAACTTTAGGGCGCCTGTTTCGTATTTTAGTTATAATATTATTAGCTAATCGAAACACTCTTCGCGGACAACGATACGATTTATCTAAAACTTTTACTGTACCTTGTAGAGATATAAATTTATCTACATCGGCGCCTGACCAACGAAAGATAGCTTGATCATCATCACCTGCAATGTAAACCTCTTTACTGTTACTAATTAATTTATCTACCATGTTATATTGAATGCGAGGCATGTCCTGCGCTTCATCAATAAAGAGCACATCAAACTGTGTCGAAACTGTGTCAGTTGTGTAATCAACAATCATGTCCGTATAATCATAAAGCTCATTAATTTTTTTATATTCATTAATAACTCTGTTTAAATAATCTAACTTAACCATATTAATCGGATCAGGATAAAGCCTAACCTCTTCTGCTAAACTAATATCTTTTAAGCGCGCTTTGTTAATAAGATTTATAAATTGATGATTAGAATTCGTATAAACAGAATCATCATTATCATTAAAAACTAAATTAAAACCAACTTTAGAAGATAATTCTTTCCAATGTTTTTGTTTCATTAAGTTATCTTCCTTGACAGCTAAATGTCTAAAAGCAAAACTATGTAATGTCCTAAAGTGTATTAAATCATCTCTGCTAGCTTGAAACTTATGTCTTGCTCTGTCTTTAGCTTCATATGCTGCTTTCTTAGAAAAAGAAAAGAAACCAATTCTTTCCCAAGGAACACCCTGTTCTTTTTTATGCTGACATATATTTAACAGCTCTGTTGTTTTGCCTGTACCAGGAGGTCCTACAATTATATTAATCATTAAAATGTCATAGCCTCATCTTCAGTTCCACCTAAAATATCTTTATCTGTTTTTTCATCTGTTTTTAAATCAGGCATCTTTTCCATCTTTTTAGGTTGTGTGTAAGCAGGTATTTTCCATGCACGTGTTTGTATTCCTTTAGGATATACTCTTACATCTTCGCCCTCTAAATCTTTTATTCGTTGTACTAACCAAGATCTATTCTCTTTAAAGTTTTTCGTATTCTCTAACCACTTTGATAGATCTCGTAAACGAAAGTACGTCGCATTCTCTTCAACATTAGTGTAAGGCTTTTCCATATCTAATTCATCAATATCAAAAGACTCGCCTCTTGCGGTACAAAACTCAAATAAATAATCTTTAAATTCACCAACCTTCGATACATCTTCAGGCATATTTATTGTGGTGATAGTTTCAAATAATCCAGACTGTATCTCTTCCCAGTCAGCTTGTTTCATCATAGGTATGTAGCGTAATAATTTTCTTTTAACTAATTTACGTAAGCGATGATGATATTCTATTTCATCTTGTACTTGTGTTTCCACTGGATGAGAGTCTATATCAAGATACCAAATACGTGGTTCGCGATCCGTGACACGTAAGTTTGCATATACAGGATGATCTTGACCTGATGTCCCTACACCAAATTTTCTTAATTTACATTTTGCTCTTTGACAAACACTAGCGATAGGTTGATCCGTACATTTATACATGTATTTCATACTACCATCGGCTTTATTAGCGCCTACTGATTTCATGATAATCGATACCTCATGTGTATTCAAAGGTGGATCCATATATTCACGATTATATTTTTCTAATAAATTTTTCCAGTCATCAGGATTAGACTTACGATAAAAAATTCCCACACTAAATAATCCATTATTTCTTGTCCCTTCTGGATAACCTTGATCCGTTAAAATTTCTAAACATGGAGGACCATCAGCCATGTCATTATCTTCTACCTGTATTAATATTTTACCAATATCATCACAGACATATTTGTCATATAACTCAAAGAATTCTTCTAATGTAGCACCTTCACCATTGTCAAGAAACGCGTACCGTGTGTCGCCGTGATAAGGTAAGTTCAGCCACGATCCAGTGTCTTGCTCATCAGAGAGTTTAATTTGTTTAGGAAATACCTCCGCTTTTGCATAGCCAAGATAAGCGCGTATTTCTTTTAACTTTTCATCAAAGAGAGAAGCAGGTTGTGGATTTTTGGAAAATAAAAAAAGATGAGCGCCAAAAGATTTGGAGGCACACATCACTAATGGTAGTTTGTATTTTCGTATTTGTGATAATATTTTTTTATGATCCAAAGGGTACTCGTCAATATCAATACAGCCCCACGTACAAGTTGCATCGTCTCGAATGGGAACAATACCTAAAGCACGATCTTTTCCTTCAAGATGATCTTGAAACATTTGTAAAGTAGGCTCTTCATGCACTGTACGCATGCGTCCATCACGCTTACCGTTTTGTTTTGTTTGGGTGTACTCATAAAAACCGTGAGCTCTATCTAACCCATCAAATATATTTTTAAATTTTTCTACTTTCATAAATAATAATATAACTAGGGGCCTTGAAGGCCCCTAACCTAGATAATTAAGGTGATTACGATCCTAAAACGCCACTATCCGCATTAGGCGTGATGTCTTTTAAACCGCTATCGTCATTATCATTATTTGCCTCTGGAGCAGGATCGATAGATCCTGATGTCACAAGCTCATGAAAATGTTTAGCCTCCTCCACTATGTAAGATGGATTAGGGATATCATTTACTGATTTATCCAAAGTGATTTTCCATCCCCACCAATCATTCTTTTTATTTGCTTCTTGTACACCTTCCATTTTATATACATTAGCAAACATAGGTAATGTTCTTAGTGACCCATCGTTGGCTTTAATTTTCTGATTCATCATCATCGTATTCCAATAACGGGATTTTTTATATTGTGTTTTCTGCATAATAATTTGGCATCGTTCAAACGATCCGTCTTCATTAATTCGTAAAACAAAATATTCAGCCGTCGTAACAATATAGGTAGGAGAGATCGCTCCATTAATCATGTAATGATCTTCCCCATCCGCACCACGCGTTAACGCTGGCATTTCTTCAGGCTTATAAATTTTTACAGGTGCACCAGTACCTTCACCTAAAGGTGACCACTCTACCCCACGCACTCTAAAGGCACACGGAACTACAGCTATGCTTTTGTAAAATTCTTTTGTAACAGAATTAAAAATATCTCCTTGCTCAAGCCCTTCTACAAACTTAGCATTTGATTTTTTAATCTCTGGTGTTTGAGAGCTAGCAATTTTTAAAAATGGAATTGCCATTTCTTGCGCACCAACATTTTCAAAGCCAACACCAATGTGGCCTGAAAAGTCTACAACATTAGTCGATACTTCACTTTTCTTTTTTTTTGTTACATCGTTCATCGTTATTTCCCTTTTTTAATTTTCACTTTATTACCCATATACACATTGAATATGTCTGTAGGTAAATCGGTACCTTTATTTATTTGTTCGCCAACAAAGGCGTTCAAGGTCATAGGCTCGACCTTGCGTTTTTGGTCAGGAGCTAAACCATTTTGTTCTAAGTCTTCAACCAACTTAGACGCCTGATCATTATCTCCTTTACCAAACTTCACTGACACAATGTTTTTAATTAGTTCTCCGTGATTATTTTTTTCTAACCACCCAAAACATTCTGTTTCATTATCTTTAGTGATGCTAGCTTTATAAAAGGGTTTATAACTTATTGCTTCACCACTCGTCAGTTTAATCTCTTTAACTCCGCGTTGCTCCATCATCTGAACAATAGAATCATTCATTTGTTGTAGCTCGGATTTTTTTCTTTTGATGTCGTTTTCTAATGAAAGTATTTCACTTTCAATTTGTAAATATCTGTTAGATGCTTCTGACACATCTTTGACCTCAGATATTTCTACTTTATTTTCTTCAGGTAAAAAATTTGTAAAATCAACTTTCTCTGTCATAGTTATTCCTCTCGTGTAAGTCTATCTGTATGGGGAGATATGTATGCGTTTGGCGATCATATTTTAAAAGATTATATCTGCCACGATTATTTTCTGCAGCAACTGAACAACAAAGACCTATCATCGATGGATCCCCAATCAATAATAAATAATCTTTATCATTAAAATCTTTTAATACATTTTTAGCCTTACGTGTCGCTGGTCCAGGTGATAACATAATTTGTTTTCCCTCCTCAAATATAGGAATTAATTTTCCATACACTTGAGCAGTGATTACATTAAATCGAGATACCTCTTGGATAACGTACACATTTCCTTTTTTTTCTGATTCTTTCATCTTTCTTGAACAGTCTATATTATTTTTATTTTAATTATACAAGAAAAATGTTATCGTTTTTAAATTTTATAATTTAGAAAGTTATGCCGAAATATAAATATAGTTTTAAAACAACGCCTTACGATCATCAATTAGCTGCTATGGGGGCTATGTTAAATCATTTTTCTAAGCAAAACAAAGAGTTTGCTTTACTCATGGAGATGGGTTGTGGAAAAACAAAAGTATTAATTGATGGATCTTCATTTTTGTATGACAATGGATATATTTTTGGTTTACTCGTTATTTGTCCAAACGGTGTCAAAGGAACGTGGGTCAAAGAAATTGAAACACATATGCCAACACACGTAGATCGTAACGTTGTTGTATGGACAGGACAAAAAACAAAAAAGCATGAAGAAGAATTACAAACCTTATTTATTACAGAACCTGCGAAGGTGCATTTAAATATTTTAATCATGAATGTTGATGCGTTTACCACGGAACGTGGACGTAAGTTTGCTGATAGATTTCTGATGACCCGTCAAGCATTGATGGCTGTTGATGAAAGCACGATCATTAAAAACTCAACCGCGCTACGTACCAAAGCGATTACTAAGCTTGGTAACTTAGCGCGTTATCGTGTTATCATGACAGGTTCCCCCATTACTAAATCTCCTGAAGATCTCTACGCTCAATGTAATTTTTTAAATCATGATCTATTAGGCTTTAGTTCTATTTATACATTTAGAGCGCGCTACTGTCAGATGCAAAAATTATCTTTTGGTGGTCGTTCGTTTAATAAAGTAACAGGATATAAAAACTTAGAAGAATTAAATTATAAGTTACGACAATTTTCTTATCGTGTTTTAAAAAAAGATGCGCTTGATCTTCCTGATCAAGTATGGATGAAAAGAATTGTTCCGATGACAACGGAACAGCTTGATGCGTACATGCAAATGAAACGCACTGCTTTAGTGCAACTCAAGCAAGAAACATTGACAACTACGTCAGTGCTCGCTCAAATGATAAGGCTCCATCAAATAGTGTGTGGTCATATGGCAACGGATGATGGTAAAGTATTATCGTTACCAAATAACCGCGTTAAAGAACTATGTGCTATTCTAGAAGAGCACGGTGATAAAGCGATCATTTGGGCGAATTATCGTCATGACATTCAAGAGATTGAAAAAACATTATTAAAAAAATACGGTCCGCGCTCCGTGGTCACGTATTATGGAGACACACCACAAAATATTAGACAAGAAAATATTAGACGATTTCAAGAGGATCAAGAGACACAATTTTTTATCGGTCAACCAATGACAGGCGGTAGAGGTATTACATTAACTGCAGCTAGTCTTGCTATCTTTTATTCAAATAATTATGATTTAGAGATCCGTGAGCAAGCAGAGGCGCGTAACCATCGTATTGGTACAGAAGATAAAGTCACTTACATCGATCTTGTTTCAACAGGAACAGTCGATGAAAAAATTATTTATTCACTGCGAAATAAAATAAACTTAGCTACGTCGGTGTTAGCTGAGGAGATAAGGAAATGGTTAATATGATCCCATGCACCAATTGTAAAGGAAACGGATATGTCAAACTATCATTTGAAGCAGAGACAAACATTGAACAGTGTAAGGTTTGTCACTCACAAGGGGAAATCGATGAAAATAAATACTACCATCAATCGTGGACCGAGGGTGTCAACGACAATGTTAGCATCTACTATGGACCACCGCTTGATCCAGAATGTTTCAAAAACTACAAAATTTCGGGAGAGTAAGCCAGTAATACAGTTTAAGGGAGAGCCACCCTTTTAGAGTTCCAAGCGAGTAATTCACATTTTCCTCCTTACAAAATTAGGTTGCTCGCTTGGAAAAAATTGCCTATAATTCGCTTAAATTTAAAAAAAGGCAAAGGTTATGTTGTTACCTAATAGTCCTGTGAGAAAAATATCTCAGTGTCCACAATGTGGTGAGGTATCTCTTAAATTTTATAACCCTCAATATAATAAAGTGTTAAAAAAAGAAGAGTGGGAACAGGTATTATCGGATGGTCTACAGGCCCTGAGAAAAGTTCTAGGACCTGTAAAAGAAGACCCAAAGTTTTTTATGGATTAATTTTGAAGACGTTCATCTATTATTTTACCAATGATGAACACCATAAATCCAATACCAACTAGGGCTAAGAATATTAGCCCTAATAAAATATGCGTTATCATGATGACTCCTCAACAATCTTTTCTAATTGCATGGGCCTTGATAGCTTTGTTTTCTTACACATTTGATCAAGCAACTTTCTTGTCTTCGCTGTAATCATTTGATTGTAATGTGTTAGTTTTTTCTCTTTCTTTTTCATGTTCATCCTTAAAATTGTAACACCTGATACATAAATGATCAGGATATCTATTCTTTATTGCTACCATCAACCACTGATGATAACGTCTATTGCACGATTTACAATCGTGAAACTCATCAAACATTCCCATTATTTTTTTAACTCCCCTTCTCTTTGCCATGTGTCTTCTCCTCTAACTGGTTTGCTATACACACCAGTTGCAGGGTACAATGTTTCAAGATCGTTTGCTTGCCAACCAATCACACCATTGTATTGATTAGCCATGAGATGAAATTTAATTAAATCAATTCTTTTTTTCTTCTTCCTAAAAAAATTAAAAAGTTTTTTCATTGATCCTCCTAAGCTGCTTTATCTGAAAAAATAGATTCTGGATCGCCCCATTGCATCGCAAAATTTACTCTTTTATTTTTAGGTGTTTGATAGTTCATAATATCATCAATACGTTGAAGATATAAACCGACTGTCGAACAGTCGTACAATCTATCTCTAACCATATTAAGTTTATTCATAAAAGTTTTATGATTGTAATTACGATCATGAAACACGCGGATCATTGCTTGAATAAATGCACGTCTTTTGTAATTTTTATAATATGGTTCGACGTCCATGATACGTTGCGCCCATTTTTTACCTTGCTCCAACGTTTCAATTTTTAATGTGCCATCATAAAACTTATCTTTTAATCCTGCACGGCTACGATATCCTTTTGTACGACACAAAAGAAAGATAGTGCTCCAATGATCAAAGCCCCATTTCTCATACAATGATTTATAGATTTGATATTCCATATTATTGTATTCAGAATAACGGTTCATCCATTCCGTAAAGCCCCAGTTTTTTCTATTTTGATTTAGAATAGTAACATCATCAATAGTAGCACCAGGAACTACATAATAATAGTAAGGAAGATTTAATATCTCACAAGCCATTAAACGATGTTGACCCTCAATGATTTCTAACTTTTCGTTAACACACGAAGGATTTATAATAAGCCCATTCTTTTCCATGCTTTTAACTAAACCGTTAACATGGCGGTCGTTTATGGCCCTATTACCTTTGATAAATTTAAATTTTTTATAATCAAAAGATTTTAATATTTTAGTCATGAAGCCCTCCTATCTCCTTTATTAAACCTGACTAACGTTCCGCCGATACGCCTAACGTTAGCTCTTGCGCAGTCTGATCCAAATTCTTTTTCACACTTACCGCTGCAAAAATACATTGAATTTGATGTTGAACTGTAATGTTCACCACTCCACGTGTGCCAACTATAAGTTGACTCACCATTGTGTTTTATTTCACCAGTACTGTATTTTAACTCTATATCGATATGTTTTTTCTCTCTAAAGTTATAAGCGATCTCATTACCTTTATAGAAATCTTTAATTTTTTTTCCTGATGGTGCTACGTTAACAGAGTGCCCCGTGCCTGCACGACGAAAATTACCTCCACAGTTCACACACTTATCTACTATTTTTTTTCTACCAAACATTATTGAGCCTCCTTGTTTAAAGTTATTGAGTCAAGAATAGCTTTTCCTGCTTTAGTCATGTGATAAGTAATATCTACCCACTTACCCCAAAAAGTATCAGTGCTAAAAGCATACACCCATCCTGCATCCGAAGGCGTTGTTGCAATGCCTCCTTTATGAAAATGAAACTCGTATTTCGGGTTTCCATTAGAAGAGTTATTTAATTTTTTAACTCCTGAAACTTTTATATTTATAATCGATTTTTTAGTCATTTCTTTCTCCTGTTAAAATATAAACCAATCTGCAAGTGCAACCAGACTTACAGGTAATGAAAGAGCAAGGTAGATCCAATCTTCCTTGCTCGCTAATTTAAGATCGTTGATAATATATTTAATCATTATTTTTCCTCCCCAACGAAATCATTAAATTTTAAAAAACAACCTCTTAAAGAATACCATGCATCTCTATGACCTTCTTTTTTTATCTTGATAAGAACTTGACTACCTTTACTCACGTAGTCTCCACCAACAAGCCATTTATTATTTACTTTTTCTGCTCTAACTCTTTCACCGTTTAGTAGGGCTTCGTATACTTTTTTCATCGCTTCCTTCTTTCTATTTGTTATGTGTTACTTATATAGTATTTTATAATATTTTAAAACATTTATCTAATTATTGGCTGTTTTCTGGGCTAAAATGAGCCTTTGTTTTTTCGAATACATCGCTATTTTTCTCAATTCCTACGTATGATTTATTTAGCTCTAAACATGCTTTTCCTGCGGAACCTGTGCCCATATACAAATCAAAAACAATGTCAGGATCAATCCATTCAATTACATTTTTTAATAAACCAATTGGCTTGCCCCACGATCCGCTCTTCATGTTACGCGGATATTCTAACACGCTGTTTAAATGTTTACGTGGTTTGGTTGTAAATATTCTTGGACCTAAATTATCCTTACCAATAGAGGTGTATCCTTTTTTCATTGTCTTTATTTCTTGATCAGGGCCCACGGCTGCATCACTCGTCTTCCCATAAATAAAAATATAGTTGTGCGTGATCCGCGGTAAGTTTTTACTGACCCATCTACCATCTTTAAAAAACCAAACGATTTCGTTTCGTGGTTTCCCTAAAATATTTTCTGTTTCATGTCGTCTTTGTGGTGATGTAAAAGCTATTTTAGATGTAGCCTCGACATTGATTACTTGATCCCACTCATCATAAGGTGGATCATAAATTACTAAACAGTTATCGTGCTCCGCGATCCGTGAAACGTGATTACGGCAATCGTCATTAATTAATTCTATCATTCTAGTGCCTCTATTATTTGTCGGACCCATGAGTCCTCGTCGATCATTTCAAAGTACAACCACGTACAATATTGATCACTCAAATTACCTTGTAGGAATTCATCGTATCTGCAGTCGCGCATGAAGGTTTGGTAGGGCGTATGATAAACATACAGGAACACACATACGCCCACCGTGATACACGCGATTACGAATTTAACCACGTGAATTAATAATCTCTCTAGCTGTTAACTGCTCTTGCCAGTTATCAACTTTAGATTGTTCTTTAGAAATAATATTTCGGATCATATCTAATTGTCTCTGGCAAACGTTTAACAACTCATCAAGAGTAGTTTGGTTCCACACATGAACACCAAAAAATTCAGGATTTCTTTTTGGCAACTCAAACTTTTCATATCCTTGCTCCACAAGATATCTTCTAAAGTTAATATCTAAGTTTTTGTAAGGATACCAAGGAGACTGTCTAAAGTCCTGCCATAGGTCTGCTTTAAGCTTTTTAAGCTCATCATTCCAAACAACATATTCGTCAGATGCTTTTATCATTTTATCAAGTCTCGCTTGATCAGGCTTACATCTAACTATTTCTGCCTCTCTATCTTGCAATTGTTTGATGTAAGCAATCTTACCTTCAGGAGATTTCTCCCAAGGTTGATATCTTGCCCCAATACAAACACCTGCTCTGTAGCCAGCTTGTTCAAAGCCATGATCATACACAACACCATTCCAGTTGCCTTCATCCCATCTCTCAATGTGACGCTCACAAGCACCACACTTAGCACGGTTCTCATTAGCATTTTTATGTAAAAGCTTTTCTGCTCTGATCCTAGCCTCTTCCTCGGTTCTTTTAATGACATCTTTACCTTGAGATAAGATTTTATCTACATTGTAAGTAGCAAGGCCATAAAAATACCAAGTAGAATTCTCAGGTTTTTCGTCTTCAATAATATATCTATTTGGTCTTTTGCTAAAATTAACCTCCACAAGTTTATGTTCTTTATTGAAACCAAGACCCATAAACTTTTTGCCTTGCTGATAGATAGCAAAATCACTGTAATATTTCCATAAGTTAAAACCTTTGTGAACTGGCGCCCAGATATTCTTTTTATAATAGTCTTTAGACACTCCAGTGATAACAAGGTTATCACCGTCTTTGTCTGCAAATATTACACCAAACTTAGTGTAAGGTATTTTGAATTCTACTTTCTCCATTATCTTCTCCCTTTGTTTTGATGAGAATAAAAGTCTCTCACTAGTTTTTCTTGTTTGTCTCTTGCCTCGATTTCCCAAGGCGCATCTTCGTAAGCAATGTCTTGCAAATACACACCGCACTCTTTACCTTCCCAACGAGCATGCGTTCTTTTATCTGAAGACCATACTCTTAACTGCAAACGATTTTTACAAGCTTGCTCAATGTGAACACACTCATGCGCTAAAGTTTGTAATTGCTGAAAGTAAGATCTATCTTCTCTAAGAATTATTTTGAATTCTTTAGTAGAAGATGATCCATTAGTTAAGATACTGCAGTTACCTAAAATGTTTTTCTTTAATACAGTTCTTCTAATATGAACTTTAATATTTAAAGTGTTTTGTAATCTTGTAGAAATGTTAAGCTCTTTTAAAAAAAACTTAACAGCATTTTCATAGTTGTTCTCTACCCAACTAAGTCTTGGTAAAGATACTTGAATTTTTAGTTTTTTCTTTCTCATAATCTTTCTCCTTTATGTTTATATAATAATTTATAATGATTTATTATATATATTCAATACTTATCGATATTATGGCTGTTTTCTGGGGTTATTTGAGGGTACAGTTTCCCTCTTCATCGACCATTAATATGCGTATCTTGAGTTTCTTCTGGAGGTCTGTTTGTGTGCGTGTAATGAGATATCCTTTTAATGCTCCTGACTTGCGTGTGCTTGTTGATTTAACATCGACTAATAATATTTCTCCGTGCTCATTGATACCGATAAGATCGCATGGACCCAGACGCGAGAAATTATCGAAGACAAAGTAACCTTGATCCGATAGAAATTTAATTGCTTGGATGTGCGATATGAAACCTTTTTGATGTTTTCTATTCACTTGATTAATATACCATCAGTGATGATACGTGTCACGTGGTCCGTGGTCACCGTACACTACTTACACCTTTTCCCACCCCTTTTAAAAAAAAATTTTTTAAAAATGAAATATAAGTGTCAGGTGTGTCAGGTAAGCAAATTAATCGTTTGTTTAAGCCATAAACTACCTTACACTTGTCAGTTTTTAGTAGTGTACGCCTGACACTAGTAGTGTCATGTAAAAACATTGATTGGCAGAAAACAGCCATTTTGTTCTTTGCACCACGAGAAAAATAATTTATACATTGATTTATAAAGAGGGTCAGAAATAGTGTATTATGGTTAAAATAATTGATGGAAGAAAATCACGTAAGCTAACACCAATGCAATTGCGTTTTGTTTATGAGTTCTGCACCAAAACATTAATGGGTTTGCAATCTGCATCTGAGTCTGCGCGCAAGGCAGGATACTCTGACTCTGCAGCTAGGAGATCTGCTTGGGAGTTACAAGATCCAAAGAAATATCCATTAGTGGCTGAGGCCATTTATGATATGAAAAAAGAATTAGCAGATAAGTATTCTGTTAATATGGATAAGCATGTTGCAAGACTTGATGATCTCAGTAAAAAAGCTGAGGAAGAAAAACATTACGCTGCAGCAATTAATGCTGAGGCTTTAAGAGGTAAGGCTGCAGGATTGTATGATCCAACAATAAGAATGGAGAGCGCTGTTGAGAACTTACCGCGCGAGCAACTATTGCAAAAGTTAAATGAACTACAACGCAAAGGAATTCCAATTGTTAATGAAGAGAATGTCATTGAACAAGAACAGACTAAGCCTGAACCAAAACTAATTGAGCACGAGGATTAAGTACTGTTAGGTGTAAACATAAGTGTTTCAAGACACCACGTTTCAACATGCACTGCAGAGTATCCTCTTTGTAAGGCTCCTTCAATTGATTGGTTCTCAACATATATTCTTTTTGTTTCACATGTTTGCTCATCTATAAATAGTTCTCCACTATATTTTACACTTGGCCAACCTTGTAATGACATTGCTGTAACGAGTAACCAAACCTTAATCATGCGTATCTGTGCTTTTTAAAAAAATAATCATACTAATTTTGTAACATGAAAGAGTCATACTTTGTTAAATTAATAAAGAAAAAGCTTACTATTTATAACTGGTTGCGTATTGAGACTACAACCCTTCACGGGTTCCCTGATATGGTTGGAGTTGCTCCACGTTTAGATACGATCTTCATTGAGGCTAAAGTTGCAACTGGTAACAAGATCAAGTTGAGCCCACATCAAATAGCAATGAACATTAAACTGTGGAAAGAGACTGGAGGATGTAATTACATATTGGTTTATCAAAAACACGCGAAGCACCTTCCCCCAGACACGATAAATCTGTATGAGGGAAGGTTATCGCTAGATCTCTCACGAAACGGTGTACTCGAACCGCCAACGAGGGAAGGTTGGGATACTATATCTAGATATCTGCAGGCGGTTCACGGTTCGCGCCCCAAAAAACCTAAGTAATCCGCCAATTATAAAGCACGATAACTTTTATTTTCGTACCTTATAATTTGACTTAGCTAATAAACCGCAGAACTCTGGGCTTTTTTCGTTTTTGGCGGTTTACCGTGACGCGCAACGGTAACATTGCTTAGGGTACCTGTGGATCATATCAAAAATGGCGGTTTTCCGCGGTTAATGGGCCCCTTAAAATTGGCCGTGATCTGTGCGCGGAGAGAACTAGGGCCATGTTTCAAATTTTCAGCCACCAATTTTTCATATGAAACACTTTTTTATAGGGTATACCCCTTTTTTTTAGTATAAAGAGGGTAGGAGTCCCAATGGATCAAGAAAAAAATAAATTTGAAAAGTATTCTGACGAAGAATTAAGGCTTTTATTAGCAATTGCGATGCAGGATGATGAAGCTAAAGC